CCGATCGCTCCGCACGAGTCGATCGCGCCCGAGCAGCGCGCGTTGCTGCGCCAGTACTGCCGGAACGATCTCGCGCTTACCGCGGAGCTCTACCGCACCCTCCTCCCGCAGATCGAACTGCGCGAGCAGATGAGCGAGCAGTACGGCACGGATCTGCGCTCCAAGTCAGACGCGCAGATCGCTGAAGCCGTGATCGTGCGCGAGGTCGAGCGTGCGCGTGGCAAGCCCGTGGAGCGCGCTGACGTGAAGGATGGCACGATCTACCGCTACCGCACGCCCGCGTGGCTCACGTTCACCACGGCGCCCCTGCAGGCCCTGCTGGCAGACATCGAGGCCGCCGAATTCCTGGTGATGGCAACCGGCGCGGTGCGCGAGCCCGACGCCCTGCACAACCGCTCGATCCAGATCGGCGCCGGCATCTACCGGCTCGGGATCGGTGGGCTGCATTCCAGCGAAACGAACCAGGCAGTCGAGGCCGACACCGATCACGTCCTGGTTGATCGTGACGTCGCGAGTTATTACCCCGCGATCATCCTGCGGCTCGGCCTCGCGCCCCAGCAGATGGGTCAGGAGTTCCTGCGGGTCTACCAGTCGATCGTCGACCGACGCCTGGCGGCGAAGGCTGCCGGCGACAAGGTCACGGCGGACGTGCTGAAGATCGTGGTGAACGGGAGCTTCGGAAAGCTGGGCAGCAAGTACAGCCGACTCTACTCCCCTGATCTCCTGGTGCAGGTCACGCTCACCGGGCAACTCGCGCTCCTCATGCTGATCGAAGCGCTCGAGGCCGAGGGCATCGCGGTCGTCAGCGCCAACACCGACGGCATCGTGATCCGTTGCCACAAGGTCGACACCGCTGCGATGGCGGCGATCGTCGCCGACTGGGAAGCGCGCACGGGGTTCAGCACCGAGGAGACGGGCTACCGCGCGCTCTATTCGCGAGACGTCAACAACTACATCGCGATCAAGCCCGACGGCTCCGTGAAGCTGAAAGGCGCCTACGCCACGGGCGGACTGTCGAAGAACCCCACGACGACGATCTGCACCGAGGCCGCTGTGCGGTGGCTCCGCGATGGCAGCAGCGTCGAGGACACCATCCGGGGCTGCACGGACGTGCGCAAATTCCTGACGCTGCGCACCGTGAAGGGCGGCGCGATCGACCAGCACGGCGCGTACCTGGGCAAGGCCGTGCGCTGGTACTACGCGCGCGAGGTGACCGGCGCGCTGCGCTACCAGATCAACGGCTACACGGTCTCGCGCAGCGAAGGCGCACGTCCCCTGATGGACCTGCCCGAGGCGCTGCCGAGTGACATCGATTACGACCGGTACATCAACGAGACGCTGCAGATCCTGCAGGACGTCGGGGGATTCGGAGGGATCGCGTGAAGGAGTCCGAGATTGAGGCCTACCTGGTGCGCCAAGTGAAAGCCGCGGGTGGCGAGGTGCGCAAGTGTGCATGGGTTGGACGGCGCGGTGCGCCCGATCGCCTGGTGATGCTGCCCGGTCGGCCCGCCACCTACGTGGAACTGAAAGCACCCGGCAAATTGCCGGGTCAGCTCCAGGTGCGCGAGCACGCACGTCTGCGCGAGCTCGGTCAGTACGTCGTGGTGATCGACAGCACGACAGGCGTGGATGCATTGCTGATGGGGGCTGAACTGTGAGACACGTCATTTCGTTAGGTGCAGGTGTGCAGTCAAGCACGATGGCATTGATGGCGGCCCGCGGCGAAATCGGGCCGATGCCCGAGTGCGCAATCTTTAGTGATACCGGGGCCGAGCCGCGCCACGTTTACGAGTGGCTCGATTGGTTGGAGACGCAGCTACCCTTCCCCGTCCACCGCGTCATGCATGACCGCGGACTCTTGATTAACGTCATTGAAGCAGTTGAAGGGGGCAGGTTTGCAGGCGCCCCTTTCTTTACAGAGAGCGACACAGGGCGCGAGGGTCGGTTACGCCGCCAGTGTACGCGCGAGTTCAAAGTCCAGCCCATCGAGAAATTTATCCGACGAGAAATGCTGGGACTGGCGCACGGTCAACGCGCGCCAACGACCCCTGAGATCACCCAGTGGATCGGGATCTCGTGGGACGAGATCCAGCGCATGAAAGACCCCTTCACCAACCTGACAAAGCACCGCTGGCCTCTCATCGAATTGAAAATGACCCGCCAGGATTGTCTGCAATGGATGAAGCGGCAAGGGTATCCCGAGCCTCAGAAATCCTCCTGCACATTTTGCCCTTACCACGATAACGCGCTCTGGCGCGACATGAAGAACAACGACCCCGAATCATTCAGCCAAGCCGTGGCCGTGGACCGATTGATCCGCGGGGGCGTGCGGGGCACCTCGCAACGCCTGTTCCTGCATCGATCCCTGAAGCCGCTGGAGGAAGTGGACTTCCGCTCTGCGGCCGATGCTGGGCAGATGGAGTGGGGGTTCCAGGAGGAGTGCGACGGCATGTGTGGAGTCTGATGATGAAGTGCAAGCCGTGCGCCGAGAAACGACAGGGATTCAAATGAGCAACGATATTTCCAGGCAGGTCACTGCCGGCATGCGACGGGGAACAGGTCGCGTGTTCTGCCAATACTGCAGGATCGACAAGCCCGCAGACGAGATCGCCTGGCTGAAGCCTCGCGCCTGCTGCCTGAAGTGCCAGCACCGCGGCACCCGGCGGAGTGCTGACAGGTGACACGGCGCTACGACCCCCGACCCTACGCGCAACTCGCGATGGATCTGATGATCCGCGAGCCGCGGTGTGCACTCTGGGCGCGGCCCGGGATGGGCAAGAGCGTGATGACGCTCACCTTTCTCGAGCTCCTGCACAACGTCCACGGCGAGCGCTCACCGACGCTGGTGCTGGCGCCCTTACGGGTCGCGCGTGACACCTGGTCGAACGAGGTCGACAAGTGGTCGCACCTGCACTGCGCGCTGGAGGTGGTGCCGATCTTGGGTTCCGATGTTGAACGCAGTCGCGCACTGCGCAAACCGGGTCAGATCTACACCACCAACTACGAAAACTTGCCGTGGTTGAAGGACCAGTTCAAGGGGCGCCCGTGGCCCTTTGCAACGGTTGTCTGCGACGAGTCCACCAAGCTGAAATCTTTCCGGCTCCGGCAAGGCGGCAAGCGAGCGCAGGCCTTGGCAGGCGTCGCTCACAAGGACGTCACCCGCTGGATCAATCTCACCGGCACCCCGGCCAGCAACGGCCTTGAGGATCTCTGGGGCCAGACGTGGTTTCTGGATTGCGGGCAGCGCCTGGGGCGCACGTTTAACGCATTCCGCGAGCGCTTCTTCCACCCCGTGTCAAACGGTGCATGGACCCGGTGGACGCCTCGCCCGGGCGCGCAGGAGGAAATCCAAGAGCGCCTGTCTGACATCTGCCTGACGCTGGACCCGGCCGACTGGTTCGATCTCTCGCAGCCCGTGACCAACACGATCGAGGTGATCCTGCCCGCGAAGGCGCGCACGCAGTACCGCGAACTTGAACGCGAGCTCTTCACCATGATCGCAGGCTCCGAGGTCGAGGCGCTGAACGCCGCGGCCAAGACGCAGAAGTGCCTGCAGCTCGCGAACGGCGCGGTCTACACCGACGGCACGGGCGCCTGGGCCGAGGCGCATACCGAGAAACTGGATGCGCTGGAGGAACTGGGGGAGGCCACGGGCGATGAGCCCCTGCTGGTCGCCTATCACTTCCAGTCCGATCGCGCGCGCCTGCTCTCGCGCTTCAGCGGTGCCATCGATCTTGCCACCCGAGACGGTCTCGCGATGGCGCAGAGCGGGCGAGGCAAGTATTGGCTGGCACACCCGGCATCGGTCGGCCACGGCATCGACGGGTTGCAGCGCCACTGCTCGACGGTCTGCTTCTTCTCGCAGGACTGGAGCCTCGAGAACCACGACCAGTTGATCGAGCGCGTGGGGCCGATGCGTCAGATGCAGGCTGGGCTCAACCGGCCCGTGATGGTGCACTACATCGTCGCGCGCCAGACGGTCGATGAACTGGTGATGGCACGGCGCACCACCAAGCGCAGCGTGCAGGATCTTTTGATGGACTACATGAAGGGGGAACGATGAACGTGCATATGCTTCTGGAACAAGCCGCACAGCACCTGCGCCAGCGGGGTCAGCAGTATGATCAGCCCGAGGGCGAGCGCAGCATGGGGCGCACCGTGCGTGCCTTCAACGCGGTCACCGGGCACACCCTGACCGAGGCCGAGGGCTGGCTGCTGATGGCGCTCTTGAAGATGGTGCGCGATCGGCAGCGCGACAAGCCCCACCAGGACTCGTGCGAGGACATGGTTGCCTACGCTGCGCTGTACGGCGAGAGCCGGCTTGGGGAGGTGGTGTGAGAAAGCGCGGCCGATACGCCTTACAGCGCCAGTCACCCTCCTCGCTCACCTGGCGCACCGTGCTGCGCACGGATTCCAAGGAGGCTGCAAACGCCTGCTTTCTGGCGCACAGCACTCAACTGCGCCGAGGCTGCAATCTGCGCCTGCTCGATGAATGGGAGGATCTGGTGCTTGCCAAGGCTTCGCAGCCGGTGCATAGTGCACCTGCCGATAGCACTTGCTAGGCACTCCCCTCTCACCGTTTCAGACTCAAGTGTAGGATGTATTTGGCATTTGCTACATACATACTATACATTATGCGTACAAAATGGGGAGTGTTGACTGTAGCGGGTGCTAAACGGTATGTTGCAAACACCATCTACCGAGGCCCCCGACATGACCTTCCGCTACCGCACCCGCCAGCACGTGGCGCTCCCGCTTCTCGACGTGAACCAGCGGCCGTGGAAGGATCTGAACACCCTGATCGACCGGATCGGCGAGCGCGCCGTGCTGCGCGCGCTCAACATCCACGAGAAGACGCTCTACCGCTGGGTCACCGGCCGGGGCCAGATTCCCGGCCGCCAGCACGTGGCGATCCAGGTGCTGCTCGGCGAGATCCCTGGCACCGAGGGCTCCTGGTCGGGGTGGTTCTTCAAGGACGGGAAGCTCTGGTCGCCGGAGAACGTGAGCTACACCGCGGGCCAGCTCCGCGCAGCGCACTTCGATGCGGACCGGATCTCGACCTTGAGTCGTGAGGTGACGGCGCTGCGGGTGAAGCTCGCCATCGCCGAGCAGGCGCTCGATCGCTTCGCACCGGCCGCGAACGAGAGGAAGCGCGCTTAAGGCGTTATTTTGCGACCCAACCGGTTGCTCCTGTGCCAGACTCTTTCACATACAGGCTAGTGTTTGCTCCGCCGTCTGTACGCTGATAAATCGAGCCAACCCCTGCAACCTGCACATTTTCAGGAGATCCAGTTCCAGACAAAATCAGTGCGCCGTTGGTGCTGAAACTCAATGCAGCTAACCTACCAACAAACGTGACGGAGTTGCTTGCAGGATCCGCTTGAATTGTAGTAGCTTGAAAAACGCCTGACGAGTTGAACCTACGAATTTCCAATGTTTCAGAGCTGGTGATCATTAACGACCAGCGCAATACGCCATCTTTAAGAAACTGGAAACCGCCGTTATTTGCAT